GTAGCAATTGTAAGACGTCAGACGCGCAATCTAAGGGACTAGCGTTGACGGTACTAGGTACATCGCTTTCGGTTTTTCCATCAATGCTTTCGGTGGTGTCGGATATGTCGGACACGTCACGGGTATCTGTGTTGCGCACCCATTTAATATTAGGGTGAGCAGCGTAGTAAGCATTAAGTTTCTTAACAGCATTTGCATAATCCTTCGTTACATTAGAAGTAATTTGTTTCTGTTCGGTGACAATTGCATTATTCTTTTGTTGCAAAGCTTCAGTACGGATGCTTAGTTCTAGCTTAAACGCGTCAAACTTTGCCTTTTCGCCTGCATAGCCTTGATAGTAACCCAGTAAACCAGCGCCTACAATAGCGCAGGCCACGGCAATCTGTTTCCAATATAGTATCCAAAGATTCATTTGGTGAGCTTAGTTGTAGATATAAAACGTAAAGCCATATTAATACCAGAGATAATGGTAACAATAGCGAAATATACGCGAGGATCAAAATAGCCTTGCACAATATTAAGAGACGCTTCACTTGCTGCTCCTACACCGACAATAAAGTTAAACCATAATACCTTAGATTTATACCATTGCTTCATAGTGTTTTACCTGATTGGAAATCTTGTAAAGTTAATCCGCCGCTAAATTGACAATGCGCTAGTTCTTTCATCTTACCGCCCCATCTGCCAGCCCATTCCAAGCCTAGTTCTTCTGCGATAATTCCGCAAGCAGTAAATAGCGCTTTGTTATCCCATTGACATTTACCGTTGACGATTGGACAGAAGTCAAACGCTACACGCCAGTTATGGAACGACTGACCTGCCTTAGCATTAGTGACTATCTTGCCTGGCGTTGTGCGACCTTGATTGTAGAGTGTTGTTTGACATTCAGCGTCGCGGTAGGTTGACGTGATAATGACGTCGATGTTTTGCTTGGCGCAAGAATATATGAACTGCTCACATAACGTTTTGACTCTAGGATGTAAGTCTGACAGATTACGGCTATTTACCAAAATAGATAGTTCCCATGACAATGCCACCTACGATTAGCCATACAATACGCTCAACCCATGCGCTACCTGCGTTTGCTACTTCGATCTTATTCACTCTACCTTCAAGTGTGTTTTGGTTTTGATCATAATTATCCATGCGTCTGAACAACGTAATCATACGTTCTTCCATACGTGCTAAAGAGATGATTGCCTCGCCTACCTTATCCAGCTTTTCTTCGATTCTATTCAGTCGCGTTGTTTGATCGTCCATGATAAAGTCCTATTGTGCTAATGCGTTTTGGTTGTTTAAATTTAATGCGTTAGTTGCTTCGCGATAAGATGTAATAGGTAAGTTACGCATTGCATTTTCAATGATAGGTGGACGCCCGCCTAAACCTGCTCGCATTACTTCAGATAAATTATTTACTTGACGCTCTTGTCTTGTTTTAGCTAACGCTTTAGCCGCCATACCACCCGCAGCAGTATACGCGCCCCATGGATTGACTGCGGTAAAGATAGCGGCTGCTGGTGTCATTGGCGTAAATTTAGCTGCGGTAGTAAGAATCCCTTGTATAGCGCCACCTTCAGCAACTTTTCGGATTTCTTCTTGTTCGCCTGGCGTAAACAAACGCATTTTACTTTTATTTTTAGCAAGCGCTGAAATTTGATTAGCCATAAATTTGCCTGGGTCGCCTTGCGTTACTTGAGCATCTTTAATAATATCGGCAAAAATTTCGCTTTTCTTTAATTTAGCGTAATCTTCTCTAGCAGATTTCCATGCACTAAGCGCTTTTTGATCCCCGCCTGCAGGTGCTGTAAGTACGTAATCATCAAACTCATCTAACAATTCCCCTGCAATTAAACGTTCACTAGCATTTTCGCTTGCACGAGCTTTATTAATAAAAGTACGAATTATTTGTAGTTCGCTTGCATTTTTTGGATTGTTCGCTTTAATTCTTTGGATAGCTTTTGCTACTCTAGGTTCTTGCGCAGGGTCATAGGCAAGTTTATTAGTTAGCCTTGTATCTATATCTTGAAACTTAGCATTTAATGGCGCATCATTTAATTGAAAATTAGACTGATCAAGTACGTCATAGTTTGCTTTTGCTCTTTCACCTAATATTTCGGCTGAAGGCGCAGATAAACGTTTAGGCGCGCGGATATTACTTGCTGTACCTGCCGCTACGCCAGTTGCAAGGCCTAGTAGTGGATTGCCTGATGTTTCAGTTACGCCTTGTGCAAGCGCACCTGTTGTAGGAGCTGTTATTAACTGTGATAGTGGGGCTTGAGACATAACTTGGCCTGCACGACCTAACATAGGTGCGTTACTAAGTTGATTAATTGCAGCAGGTTGAATCTTTGCACCGTTTATTGTAATTGGTGCATCTTTAAACGGTAGCTGAATTTTTCCGCCGCCTAATATAACTGGCGCGCCTTTAACTAGATTAGCTGCGGCAGGTTCAATGCCTGCTGGCAATAATGCACTTGAGGCTACATCTACCATACGTTCGCCTGTTGTTTCAGGCTTAGGTGTACCAAGCATATTCTTAATTGATTGTGATAACATAGGTACATTCTTACCTGCAAGTGCATTGTACGCTTGAATAGCCGCGTCACTTACAGGTACGCCTACTGACCCAATCAATGCACCTGCTGGAACTGTAATTGGTGCAGCAGGGCCACCTAACGTGCCTAATAAAGCGCCAGCGCCTGCACCTATAGCAGCAGGTGCCATACCACCAACGGTAATACCTGTGGCTCTAGTAAGCTTTTCACCCATAGTTGGCATAGGTGCAATATGCGATAAGATTTCATCCGCTGTATAGCCTTGATCTAACGCCGTAGCAACTTTAGAATCTTTACCTTTTAGGTGATCTATAATCTCCGCGTCAGTATACCCTGCACGGCGAGCTGTATTAACCTGATCGCGATAGTTATCTGCCATGATTTACCTTGTTTTAAATATGTCGTCTAATGATTGCTGACCACGTTTAGCTGATGTAGTACCACGGCCTTCAGGAATACCTGCGCTATAATCTGCAGGGTTAACTGATAAAGGTATATTAGTTTTAATGTTAGCTACGTTTTTGTTATGTAAATTAATAGCGTTTTTAGCTGCAGTATTATTAATTTCAAGAATTCTACGAATTGCTTTTTCATCCATTTTAATATCGCCCGCTGCTGCTTTTTTGGCGTATTCTCTATCGGCATCTGACAAGCCCGTACCAGCACCGAAGTTTTTAATTAACCTGGCAGTATTAGTTGCCATCAACGCACCATATGCTTGAGAGTTTTTAGCTGCATCACCAAAACCAAAATCAATACCAGCTTGGCTAAGACCTTGGTTAAGCGTAGTAAAGAACTCAGCGCCAACGCCTGTAATCATACCTTTATCGAGTAGATTTTTAGCCACTTGGTTTGTTGCAAGAATTTGCGCTGCATCTTCCGCTTTTGTTTTATTAGCGATAACAGTTTTAGCTTGCTGCGCACCTAGTTCTTTTTCAAACTCTTTTTCTTGCGCAGGTAAATTTGTATTTACGTTTACATTTGCTGCAGGTTTATTGTACGTTGCACCTATTGAACCAGGTACTGTAGTAGCAACACCATCAAGTATTTGAAGTTCACGTGTTGTAGGTACACCGTTAACCATTACGTTTTGTTGGCTAATATATTGCGGTTTAGGCATCCTATCTTTGGCTTCTAATTGCATTTCGTTAATAGCTTTTCGTCTAGCACTAAAGTCAGGTCTACCTGTTGTAGGGTCTACTGGACCAAGCGGAATAGACTTTAAGTAATCTCCACGTTTTTTCATCCCCGCCAACGCAAATTCATCGAATAACCCTGAGTCTACGGCGTCGGCGTATAACGCATCAATATTAGTGTCATCTGTGCGACCATAAATTTGTTCGTATGATTTTTTAGCAAATTCTTGTGCGGCGCTTGCATTAGATACTTTTTGGCCTTTTGATTTTAATGCGGTTTCACCTGTTGCCGCTTCTTCTTTTTCAATTGCAGATAAAGTTTTTAACCCTTCAGGGCCTTTTAATGCAAAAGCATTATATCGGTCTTGTTTGTATGTTGGTGAAGCTGGGTTTAATCTAGTCAACGCATTTTTAATTTGATCTTCTTCAGCCAAATTACGCGTGTACTCATCCATTTTCATCTGACCAAGTTGATTAGCCATTTGCGTTTGTTTTAAAGCATACGCATTAGCCATCAGCTCATTTGGCGACTGAAGTTGAGGTAACTTACCTTGTAGTGCAATACTTGCATCAATAGCCATGATTTAATCCTTAAGCAATATAATTTGGCGCTGCGTTATAAACTGCAGGTACATTAGACATAGGTCTGCTTGCATAGTAGTTTGAGATGCCTTGACCTAAAGCATTAGTTGCACTACCTAGTGCTTGGTTCCACGCATTAGCGCTACCCACATAACCTGACGCAGCGGCATTACCTGCGTTCATATACGCGTTACCTGCGTTAGTTGCATAGTTCTGACCTGCTTGACCTAAATTATTAGCCGTTGTTTGACCCTGACCTGCAAGGCTTTGTAGTGGGTTTAATATGCCTGCACGGTTAGTCTGATAACGATTATAAGCATTTTGATATTCTTGTGAGGCCATGTCTTGACCGTAACGTGTAGCGCCTCTTAACGCAGCGCCTGACAACATACCGCCTCGTGCAGCCGCAGTACGATCAAGTGCTTTAAGTCCTTCAGACATACGGAACGCATAGCCAGGGTCTTGTTCAAAGTCTGACATGCTAAAGTTTTTAGCTGCAGAACCATAGCCTGCTGCGCCTGTATTACCGCTAAGTCCTAATAAGTCTAGTAGTCTGTTCTCGCCTTTATACCCAGCTTCTAAGAACGGCTTTTGCGTAGCTTGTTGTTCTTTAAACTGTTTATATTGTAGGTCGGCTGCACGATTGGCTGCATCTGCTTGCGTCTGCGCTGCGTCCTCTGCAGCACCTGCAGATATCATACCGCCTGCTACGGAACCTACTACTACTGCACCTGCTACCCATCCTGACATGGTATTTCTCCTTCAATCATAATCCCAAAGTTAACCCGCATAGAAGCTCTGTAATCAACGACTAATTCTTCATTGGGATAAATTTTACGTTTAGCTACTGCAAAAATATCATCGCCTATTTTTACTGGCGTAATGTTACTGTTAAAAGAATGATTAATGTATCTGCCACCTGGCGTTCTTTTGCCCTTTAATCTGCCTGCACACACAACATCACCTTCTTCAAAAAACTTTATTGCAAATAGACCTTTGCCGTGGATGCTAGAGTCTCGCAGTTCAACCGCATACTCTTTAGGCATCTCAACTAAGTCTGTAGTGTTGGTGACAATCTCATCCATCACATCTTGCGGTACGCCTAACTGAGAGATAAATAGCGCGTAGTCATCTCGATCAGCTTGTATTTGTAACGCTACTCTATTCTCGCCTAATCCACAATTGGGTACGACATACAGTCTAGCTTCTAGTTCTGCAATGTCGGTGCAGTTGTCTGGGTTGTCATATATGTCAGTCCAAACAACTTCATCTTCAAACACGCGGCCTACACGTTGTACACCTGCAGGCGCATCAAACTCAAACGGTGCAGTTAACACTTTAACACCGTCATCTGTATTAACTGCTATCGTACCCTTGTCAAGCCTTACTTTATATGGCGTTCTATGTTCTGCGCCAGTCAACACAGTCCATGCAGGGATACGTATAGTACGTTCGTATACATTTGGCATAAACTTGTGTAACGTTTGTATTTCTGCTTGCGGCATCTTCAGTAACTCTTCTTCTAACGCCTTTACTTTTTCCTGCATCAATGTAGCTAATTGCTGTGTCATTACTGGATAAATTCCACTATGTCGCCTACATTAAGGCCAGTCAAGAACGTAACGGTTGTTGCGTTAGTCTCTGTGTAGTTCAGCGTTACAATTTGTTTGCTACCGTTAACCAACACGTTTAGACTGTTATTGCCTGGCGTGTAGGTGAAACCTACAGTAAACGCGGTCTGACCTGCTGTTGCTGTAATATAGTTTTGTGATCTAGCGGCAGGTAAACCTGTAATGTTGTCCATTACCCAAATCTGAACGTTTGTAGATGTCTTTAACACTAGCTTGTATGAGTTAATGCCGTTTAGCCATATCTCATACGGCGGTCTACCTGCTGCGTTTAGCACAATAGGGTTTGCGTTTGCGATCAAGCCTGTTGAAGAAGTGTACGTTGGGGCAGGCGTTGTAGTCCCTGCTAGATAGGTGTACAATAGGCCACCTACTAACGGAACACCGTTGTCATTAAAAAATTGCCACCCAGCGCCACCTAACGGTGATAAGTTAACAGACATAAATCACTCCTAATGTAACGACAGCGCCTAGTACCGTGGCTAACCAATCATAAAAATCGCAAGTATGGATTGTTGGATGCTGATAATCATACCATTCTTTTGCAAAAGCTACCACTATTACTAGCAATAAAGCGTAGTATCCGATAAAAAAGTATGCTATAAGCGCCAAGATACCACCTGAATTAAAGTGCGCTTGCTTGTCAAGCGGTACAGGGATGCGTGGGTTTGATAGTAATTCAGTTAATTTTTTCATATTTAAAATACCGTGTAAGTGCCGTCCATGTTAAACCATCTGCCTGTACCATCGTTTACAAACGTAATACTTACGCCAGAAACGGTATAGCCTACGTTATTGCCAAAGTTACTTAATGACCCTGTACCATCAAAAAATACACGTAATGAAGTAAAACCTTTATCTACGCCATCAAAGCCGTTAAAGATAACATCGGCATAATTCCAGTTAGTGCCGTTTAACTTAGTTACTTCAGCTTTTAAGTCAACTACCAATCCCCAATTTAAGTTAGTATTTCCTACTGGATAATATGCGTTGTATCTAATTCTATACACTTTTGGTGTCGGTAGATTAAGCGGATATATGTTAAACGGGTTACCAGATTGAGCATCAGGATAAGTTGACGTTAACTGTTTAAGCCCTTCAAAATTACAGTTAACTACAGTTAAATTAGAAAGACTAGCTGCAGTAGCAGGTGCAGCAAAAGTTACTAAATAATTGCCTGTTGGTTGCGCATCAATGAAATAAGTAACTACAGTATCAAGTTTTAAATAACTAGCGTTATTTTGTAAAACAAAACCAGCAGCACCGCCATTAGCAATAAAACAGTTTTCAAAAGTAGCTCTAGCATTATTAAGGATGCAAAGTGTCTCTCCATAACCTTCAAACCAACATTGTCTAAATACAGTTGTATCTTGACTCGCAATCTCGCCTGTATTTACAAGATATATACTTCTTGATCCTGCGCCAGATACGCCCTCAAAGGTACATTTTTCTATTAATATGGCCCCGCCAGTACCAGGGTTAGCTATTCCTACGCCTTCACGTTGTGTAAATGCCGTGTTAGAAATTGTATTAAAACGCAGATTTTTAACGGTTATCAAATTAGACGCAAATCTAAGTCCACCGCTAGAAGGCAATACATTTTCTGTTACAAAACCATAATTGCAGTTACTAATACCTCTCTGTTTAAAGTCATACGTACAATTGATAGAACCTTGGTTTAATACGCCAATATCAAACCCGTCAATAGACAAGCCTTCATAGTTGCTATACCCTGCTAATTGGACTACAAGCCCTGTTCCTGCTTTAGCACCTGCTTTTTGTAACTTAAGATTTTTAATTGTTGTACCAAGTATGCCATAGCTTGTATTATTACCAATTGACAGGCATGTCCCAGTTCCTGTGAAATAAAGCTCGGCTGCACCTTGTCCTTCTAGGTTACAATAACTTGTGTTATTTGACAGGGATATTGTGGTTGAAACAACATACTTTCCACTTGGAAATATAACCGTCACTAAAGAAGTTGGACTAATTGGGTTTACAACTACAGCTTGGCTATTAGCATAAGTAATTGCCGCGTTAATAGCTGCTGTGTCATCTGTCGTACCGTCACCTGTAGCACCAAAGTCTTTAACTGAAATGCTTTCAGCTAGTTTTTGGTTGAACGGTCTATTAACTGCGCCTGCACCGTCTTGATCATATTTTGGTATTAAAGTTGCCATTATGCGTCCTTTATGCTAAAAGTATTTTTTTCCATGCGCCATTATACACATAGAAGAAATTGTTAGTTGTATCATAGTACATAGGTACATACCCCGCTATTGTTGCAGGTACGCCTGTAGGTGCGCCTGCTGCTGCAGGTATATAATTAAACCCATCTGCCATAGTTGTCGTGCCTGCTGTGGCAAATATATTACCTGTTACATTAAAATTAGTACCGTCAAAAGTTAACTTTGTATTAAATGCGGTAGTATTTGGTGCAGATTGATACGGTATCTGATTGGCTAATCCGCCTGCTACATTTGTTGCTTTACCTACAGTTATTGTAGTAGGGTTAGTCCATTGTGGGGCTGTACCGCTAGAAGTAAGTATAAAGGTGCTTGACCCTATGGCTAGTTTACTTAACGCTGTGCCTGCCGCGTAATAGCTCAAATCGCCTACCGCATAACTTGTTAACCCTGTACCACCATAAGTTGTAGTAATCGACGTTGCGTTCCATGTACCTAACGTTAGTGTACCTACGCCTGTAATGCCTGTGTATGCACCTTGGATACGGGCAGTATTAATATTACCGCTAACAATCTGCGTAGCGTCAATTGCTATTGGTACATTATTTATGTTTGTAATGCTACCAAAATCATTTACAGTTACTTGTGCTACATTTGTAGCGGAGCCATACGTACCCGCTGTAGTCGTGTTAGTTCCAGCGTATGATACTGCGTACAGGTTATTAAAAAACCTAAACCATTCATTTGATACTATACCAGTTTGCGGATCGACAAGCGAAACCCTAGGTGCAGGTATTCGAGTATAGTTAAGCGTTTGTGCCATTTAGGATTAACTCCGCACCCATAATAGCTATCTTAACAGGATCAGTTCCTGACAACTCATACACGCGATCACGTAGCTTTTGTGTCATTCCTAGACGACGCCAAATGTTACGATAGCCATATTCACCTATCTTACCCATTGACTTCCAATGTTCGTTAGACCATGTATGACCGCCATCATCGGACCATCTTAACATGGCTTGAGGGTTGTACCCTGGCGCCGCAGGATAAGCGGAAGTAACTAAATTTTCGCCAGCTTCAGTTATTAAGTTTAAACCAGCTTCAGTATCTAATTGTTCAAATTCGTAAGCAGGGTATAGGTTAAGTCCTACGCCTGACTCAATCTCTAATTGTAGACTGTGTTGCGCTGTACGTTTTAAATTGTTTTGACCACTAGGTAACGCTCTCCAAGAGCGTAGCCATTTTTGTTCTTCGCCATTATCAGCGTATACATCTAAGTCAAACTTATAAATATTACCATTTACATAATCGCCAACTAATGTAGTGGACTGAAAATTACATTGGCAATTTGAACGATGACGCGCAAACTCGCCATTAACCAAACTAGCACGTTCGTGCCATGACCCTGTTGCTACGTCATACACCCATGTGGCGTTTGCTGCAGGAAAACTAATCACATAGAACGCATGGCCTTCTTGTTGGTATGTGTACGCTACAGCGTCTGATATAGTGCCGTAGTTCTGTATTGCATACTCTACTGCATGTGTTGATACGCGTTGCGCTGCGTAGCCATTAGACCTAAACACTACGCCAAACCCGCGAGGGTCGTTACCTAGCCAAAAGAGAGAGTTATCTAATTTGGCTACTGAATATGCTGCAATACAGCCAGTCTCATTAAATGCACCTTGAATAGGGATTAGCGGAAAGTCTGTTGCGCCTGAATCATACCATACTTCAGTTGTATCCGTGCCAAATACCCAAAGTTCCCTATGAATAGTATTAACTGCTACTACACCATCAGGTGAACCTTCAGCACTAGCAAAGTCTAACGGGTCTACTGACGTGCCATCAAGAAGTTGGGTAATCCATATCTTTTGGCTGTCAGGCTCGTTGTATACAAAGTATCCGTCTAAATAACATACGGTTCCTGCGCCTGTAAAGTCAGGATCGGTAATCTTAGCAAATACGTCGGTTACTTCGTTGTAGATGTAGCCTAACGGATTAGCGGCAATAAATATCTGTGTACCGTTATCTGCAAATGTGACTGGACCTGTACCTATCACTTCACCAATATACTCTGACGTGTAATCCGTGTTGATACGATAAAAGCCTGTACCTGACACGCAATACGCATCTGTACCGTTTGATTGATGCGCCCATAATCCTCTAATAGGACCTGTACCTACGGTGCATAGTGTTGTTAATCCAGGTGCGCGATTAAGATAGCCTATTTCTAAGCCGTTTTCAGGCGTAGCTTCAGGGAATAGATTAATCATGCGGTTATCCGCAGCATTAATGCTTCGTGCTACATAAGATTGTCCGAGTATAGGTGATTTCATATTTTAAACGTAAGATGGGTACCATTTAGCCGTTGTTACATCATACGTTAAACTTAACGCTCTGTTAACAACTGCTGTGCCTAATACCGCAATGTTACCTGCTGCGGTCCACGTAAATGCGCCTGTAGGAATAAATATTATAGTGCCACCGCCAGCAGAGATTGGGGCTGGTGCAGTTATAGTCACTATTGGGGTAGTACCACTAATAAATGTAATTGGCTTAGTTGGTGCAATAGTGGTAGCACTTGCAATAGTTGGTGCTGCGGCTGTAGTTGCTACTAGTCCTGAGAACTTAACGTTTGTAAACGTAGGGCTACCAGTACAGTTATCTAATACACCACTAGCAGGTGTACCTAAGACTGGTGCAGTCAGCACCATGCCTGATGACGTACATGCTGAAATTACGCCGCTTGCAACGGTGCCTAACGCAGGTGTAACCAACGTAGGCGATGTTGCAAACACTAGCGCACCTGACCCTGTTTCACCAGTTACTGCAGAAGCTAAGTTTGCGCTTGTTGGCGTCGCTAAAAAAGTTGCAACGTTTGCACCAAGCCCACTAACACCAGATGCTACTGGCAGACCTGTACAATTAGTTAACGTACCTGATTGAGGAGTGCCTAGTATTGGTGTAGTAAGTGTAGCGTTAGTAAACAACCTTGTATTAGTAAGTTGCTTAGTTACGCCGCTTTGAACAATTGGCAGTATATCTGTACCTGCTGCTACTGTTGCAACAGGTAATCCTGAAATGGCTATGTCGGTCATATTAATAGTTCCCTGCAAAAATGTTAAAGCGTTGACGAGTAGCCACAATACTGTAAGGCAAGCTCATAATATCATCAGGATTGTTGATACGTTTCAAGTTACGCTTAGATGCCATTGCAATACGCGATACTGTAGGAGATGGTTCTACGCCAAACTCAGGTGCTATCTCGCAAGCTAAGTTATATTTAAACGCACGTAAATAGCCTGGTGGAAAGTAAATCTCTGTCGCTAATGTAGCTGGTTGAGCTAATTCTTCAACTGAAATAAAATGCCATTCCAATGCCTTTGTAGGTTTTGGATAAATAGCCATTGAAATGTTAGGGTGTTCCATGTTAATCCACATCACTTGTGGATAAGTAGAGGTTACAGTTTTAACT